AAGGAAGAACTGGAAATCACTCTGAACACAGTAAATAACGAATTAACTTTCGTATCTGATGATTTAAGAGATTTGAAGTCTGATACAAGAGAAGGCAATAAGAGACTATATGAACTGGAAACTCAGACTCAAAGAGACTTGATAGACATCCGTAAATCAATAAGAGAACAGATAGAAGAAGCACTAGCAAATCCGTTGGCAGGGACAGAATAAAAAATAACTTATTTTGAAAATAACGCTTGACTTTTTTTGTTGTTTTAAGTATAATACTTAAATAATATCAAAGAAGGAGTATATTATGTCACATGAAGTTGAAATGGTCAACGGACAAGCACAAATGGCATATGCAGGGGAAGTCCCTTGGCATGGTCTAGGAACTGCTGTATCCAATGACTTAACCCCTCAACAGATGCAAGAAGTCGCAGGACTGAATTGGTCAGTTGAGAAACAAGATATCATCACTAGTGGTGGTGTCACAATCGATGGAAAACAAGCACTTGTTAGGTCTTCGGACAACAAGGTATTGGATGTAATTGGTGAGAACTGGAATCCAGTTCAGAACGATGAAGCATTCAACTTCTTTTCCGAATATGTCCTCGCAGGGGATATGGAAATGCACACGGCAGGTTCACTGAAAGGTGGAAAAATGGTGTGGGCATTAGCAAAGGTGAAAGATTCTTTCACTATCCTTGGTGATGACCAAGTAGATTCTTATCTACTATTCTCAAACCCACATCAATATGGTAAGTCAGTTGATGTTAGGTTTACCCCAATCAGGGTTGTATGTAACAACACTCTTACAATGTCTCTAGGACAAGAGGTTGCTAAGTCTGTGTCTCTAAACCACAGAACTGCATTTGATTCTGAGTCTGTGAAGACTGCTCTGGGTATTGCCCACGAGAAGTTTACACAATACAAAGAAGTTGCTGAGTTCCTTGCTTCTAAGCAGTATTCAGTAGAATCTTTGATAAACTTCTACAATGAAGTTTTCCCTAGAACTTACCAAGGTAAGAAACCTGTTTCAGTCAATGATTTCAAGGACTTATCTTCTAATGGACAGAAAGCATATTCTGTTTTAGAGACTCAGCCTGGTGCAGAGTTTGGAGCAGGTTCTTGGTGGCAGGCGCTTAACAGTGTCACTTACTTAACTGACCACAAAATGGGAAGGGAAACCGACTCAAGATTGGCATCTGCATGGTTTGGTTCAAACCAATCCAGAAAAGTCAAAGCAGTGGAGAAAGCAGTTGAGTTTGCTAACGCCGCTTAAAGACTGGATATATAATTTGTTCTCTGGGGGTAAAACACCCCCAGAAGACGATATAGACTGGTCTGGAGAGAATGAAGGTAGACCACACATCATAGATGATGACTACTTTCAAACTCAAAGACAACAAGAGTATAAAGGTGAAATTGATGTATAACGGAAACATTCCAGAAGTGACTTTCAAGACTCGTGTACGAGATGAAAGTATCGGTGGTGATAATCCATTTCGATGGGAAGATGTGAAATCTACTGACTTATGGGGTAAAGGATACCATGTAGTATTCTCACTCCCAGGCGCTTTCACTCCAACCTGTAGCACTTATCAATTACCAGATTTTGAGAAACTTGTCGCAGATGGCAAGTTCGCAGATTTTGGTATCGATAGTGTATCTTGTATATCTGTAAATGATGCATTCGTAATGAACTGTTGGGCAAAAGACCAAGGTATCGAATGTGTCAAAGTAATTCCAGATGGTGCAGGAGAGTTTACTCGTAAGATGGGTATGCTCGTGGATAAGACTAATATTGGATTTGGATTGAGGTCATGGAGATATGCCATGATTATCAATGATGGATTCATTGAGGTCTTTCTTCCAGAAGAAGGATTTAGTGACAATTGTGAAGATGACCCATATGGCAAGTCTTCTCCCCAGAATGTGTTGAAGGTTCTTGAGGAACTTTACAACGGTGGGGCATCTGTCGCCGCTGTCTAAAAAACAACCAAATTAGAGAATGTCAGGTTCTTGTTCTGAAAAAAAGAGCTTGACATTTTCTGTTGGGCGTGATACGCTATGTAGGTAAAGTTGAGTTGAAGGAGTTTTCTTTATGAATCTAGTTACTGTAAAAGGTGGCAGAAAATCCCAACGAGAACTTGCAGAGCAGATAGTCTATCTTATGTTAGACCGATTGGGTCTAGGTCGGACTCGCTCTTTGACTATTGACTTAGAGATTATTCGTAATCTTGAGAAGAACGAAGGTGTCCAAGGGTGGCACTGGGAAGTCGAAGACAAGTTAGACCATGAGATTGGTATTGATGCAGGACTAGGAGTCCGTGACTTCATTACCTCTATCTGTCATGAGATGGTTCATCTCAAGCAGGTTTACCGTGGTGAGTTTGTCCAGAAGGACAACAAGCAGTTCTGGAAAGGTCGTGACCATTCTGAGGACGAGTACGATGACCAACCTTGGGAGAAGGAAGCATACGAACTCCAAGACGAACTTGCTCTTGATGTATGGAAGGAGATACTATGAGTTTAGAATTTGAATATCGTCAATACTTGCGTAAGCAAGAACGCAAACAGAATCGTGGCAAACGAGGTCGTGATTCTGAACGAATGAAAACATATCGTGCTGAGTGGGCATTCCTATCTCAGGTTGATAACAAAGAATTCAAAGATATCAAAGAAGCACAAAAGGTTGCCAAACGGATTTACAAATCTAAGACATGGCAAAAGTTGTGGAAACAAGGTATCGATAAAGATGTCACTCGTTTGTTCTTCTCAGAGATTCCTGTAGAAATGAAACAACGAAACACTGGTCGTGGCACGGCAGGTTTTACCAACGGTAATAAAGTTGTGCTAGATACTAAGGTGGGGTTGAACATGTATACACTATTACATGAACTGTCTCACTGTTTAGGTCATATGCATCATGGTCGGTCTTTTCGCCGAACTGTGTTGGCATTGGTTGGCACTTTCATGGGTGCGAAGGAGAAGAAGATTCTCAAGGCAGAGTTCAAGAAAGCAAAACTTTCTTATGGACAACCTCGTAAACCTCTTGACTTCGAAGCATGGAAAGCAAGTCGTGAACGCATGTTAAAAATACAAAAAGGATAAAATGTTTAATCATGTACCAACTGAATTAAAGGATATGGTATCGGAAGATACCGACACTGGTAGAGTATACAAAACTCCAGAGGGTATTGACTTGCCCTCTATTACCACTGTCCTATCCATTCTATCTCGTGAGTCCATTGCTAAATGGAGAGCAAGAGTAGGAGAAGAAGAAGCAAACAAGATATCAACTCGTGCATCCCAAAGAGGGACAAAGGTTCACGAGATTATTGAGAAGTATATCGATAATGACAAAGACTATCGTGAAGGGTACACCCCAGATATCATTGAGTCTTTTCTTGTTATGAAACCAATACTAGATGGTTTGATTGGAGATGTGTATGCTCAAGAAGCACCACTGTATTCAACTGAACTTGGTATCGCAGGTCGAGTAGACTGTGTTGCAGAGTTCGATGGTGAACTATCTATTATTGATTTCAAAACAAGTCGTAAGAAGAAACTTCGCAAATGGGTGCATAACTATTTCATGCAAGAAGCAGGTTATGCCAAGATGTGGGAAGAACGAACTGGTCAACCGATTACACAATTAGTCACACTTATCAGTGTTGATGGTGAAGAGAAACCACAAATCTTTGTGGAACATCGTGACAATTGGTTAAATCCTCTTCAGGAAACTATCAAAAAATATCAAGAGGAGCAAAGTTCTACTTCCCAAATCATATAAATAGTGGTATAATAAATTTTATTATATGGGAAAGTCGATGCTCAAATTCAAAGAACTGAACGAAACTAGTCTTACTTTTGGTGAGATAGTCCGTGCAGACCGTGCATTCCGTGCAGACCTATTCATCAAAAAGATGAAACTAGGTGAACCTTTTGAAATGACTGACGGTTCAACTGCTATCATTAAGTATGATGCAGGGATTGAATCTGCCATTCGTAAAGGTAGTGCCAAAGGTCTGGGAACAAAACCATTAGTCACCGCAGATGGTGAAGAGATTTCTTTTGGTAAACTCAAGAAGTCCCAAGAGTTTGGTGGTGGTGGTCGTGGTTCTGGTGGTGGTTCAGATAATACTCGTGCTACCGAATCTGCTCAATGCGTCTATGCCCAGTTGATGTGGGACAATCCCAATACTCAGTTTACCCCAGATGAACTCCGTGTCACTCACCAGAAGATGACATCTAATGTTGATGGTAGTGCAGGTGAGATATTACTTTCAGATGAAGGATGGATTAAATCATCTATCGATGGTGCAAGAGTTCTATACAGAGCATTAAAGAAAAAGAACTACTCATGGCATCGTGGTTCTACTTGGGTCAATGCATTAGAGAACAAATTTAAACAACTTAACAGAACAGAAAGACTGTTTAAGAATCTAAACAAGTGGAGTCCTGCTGACATATATGCAGTTGCAAAAGGAGCAGAATACAAGTATAATATCCTTGATGCAGAAAGCATAGCAGAGATGAACAACGAATTATTAAAAGCATTTATCGCAAGGGACATCCTTGGTATCTCTCTCAAGAAGATTGGGAAGAGACCTAAGTTGATGCAAGTAAACATTGGTAGACCATTCCAGTCACCTGAGTTTACTAGTGCGAGTTATGGTAAGAGAGATTACTTCAAGGCAAAGGATGGATATCTTTTAGGTAAAGGTATTCAGATGCAGTTCAGAACCTTTCCTACATTCCAGTGTGAAATCATTGGTAAGAAAGCAAAGCATGGTAAGGTATCATACGGTGGTATCAGTGATGCAATGAAAGATGCAGTCGGTAGACCACTTACTGATAAGAAGACTCTAGAGACATTATATAAGAAAGACCCTGACTCATTCTTAAAACAATACTATCAAATGTATTCCAAGATATCTGGTGCAGTTGATGAGGATGCATTTAGAAAAGCACTCAGTGGCAAATCTGTTGATTGGTTAATGTCCAAATATATGGTTACAGAATTATTCACGGCAATCGAAGGAAAGGAACAAGATGTATTGACCTACCTATTCCGTATTGCTAAATCACAAACAAAAGCATCTGCTCCACATCTGAAGGTATCATAATGTTCAGTGAATACATAACAGAACAACAGAATACTCACATGACTCATATTGAGGACAAGGTTCTCTATGGTGGGGTCAATGGTACAAGACAGGCAATCAATGCTCTGAGAGAACTGCGTGATATGTTAGCAGGTAAAACCTCAAGCAAACTATCTGTCAAGTGGGATGGTGCGCCTGCTATCTTTGCAGGAACAGACCCAGAGGACGGTGCGTTCTTTGTTGCTAAGAAGGGTATCTTTGCTAAGACTGGTGCAAAGGTATACAAATCAAATGCTGATATCGATGCAGAACTATCTGGTGACCTTGCTGACAAGATGAAACTTGCTTTACAATATCTACCAGAACTTGGTATCAAGGGAGTGATTCAAGGTGACTTCTTATATGCAAACGATGATTTGAAACGAGAAAAGATTGATGGACAACAGTATGTAACCTTCCATCCAAATACAATCATCTATGCAGTTCCTATGAGTCAATCGAAAACAATCGAAGATGCCAAGATAGGAATCGTATGGCATACATCATATAAGGGTGATAAGTTTGAGAATATGAAAGCATCCTATGGTGTTGATGTATCTAAGTTCAAGAAAACAAAGAATGTCTGGTCTCAGGATGCGATGCTTACCAATGCAGGTGAAGCAACCATGAATGAAAAGGAGACTGCCGAAGTTACTAAATACCTGTCTAACGCAGGTAAATTATTTAACAAGGTATCTGGAAGTACACTTCGAGAACTTGAAGCAAACGAAGAACTAGCACGATTGATAGAACAATACAATAATACCTTTGTTCGTGAGGGACAATTACTACCACCATCTAGAAAACATGTGGTTGGATTGCTCAGATGGATGAATACTAAGTTTCAAAAAGAGAAAGATAAAAGAAAATCGGAGAAAGGAAAAGCAGTTCAACAGAAGAAATTAGATGAGTTGATGAAGTTTTTTTCTCCTAGAAATAGAACAAGTCTAGTAAATATGTTTGATTTACAGAAAAATCTTGTACTAGCAAAACTAAAACTTATAAATAGATTAAACAGTATTAGCAAAATCGATGCATTTGTTCAGACCAAGAAAGGTTATAAAATCAAAACAGGTGCAGAAGGTTTTGTTGCTATTGACAAATTAGGTGGTGATGCGGTCAAATTGGTTGACCGTCTTGAATTTTCATATAATAACTTCAGTCCAGATATACTGAAGGGATGGGAAAAACCAACGAGGTAATCATGTCCAGACCAATAGGACTAAAACAGTTTATTGAATCTGCTCCTGCAACTGAAGCATTGACAATGCAACAGCGTCTTGCTCGTGCAAGGTCTTTGAAGAAGAATAAAGCAAAGATTGCTATTGGCAGAAAGAAGGCTGCTCGTAAGATTGCCGATATGGAAACCCTCAAAAAGAGAGCAAGGAAACAAGCACGAAACTTGTTGCTCAAGAAAATCACCAAGGACATTCCTAAAGGGGAACTGTCTTTTGCTCGTAGACAATCAATTGAAAAACAATTAGATAAAAAGAAAGCAGTTGTAGATAAGATTGCTAAGAAACTTCTTCCGAAGGTGCGTCAAGCAGAAATACAGAAGAAGAAAAAAGCAAGAAGTGGTGATAAATGACGATTAAGAATTTTAAGTCCTATCTGATAGAAGAAGAAAAGGAAGTTTATTTTACCTTTGGTAGAATGAACCCACCTACTATTGGACATGGAAAAGTGATGGATACTATTGCTAAGAAATCTGGTGGTTCAGATTATAAGGTATTTGTATCTCAATCACAGAACCCTAAAAAAGACCCATTGTCTTACTCTGACAAAATCAAACACCTTCGTAAGATGTTCCCTAAACACGCAAGAAGTGTTATGGTAGACAAAGGTGTAAGGAATGTATTTGATGTCGCATCTAAGTTATACGACTCAGGATACAAGAATGTAACTATGGTTGTTGGTGCTGACCGTATCAGAGAGTTTGATACACTCTTGAACAAGTATAACGGTGTAAAAGCAAGACACGGATTCTATAACTTCGAGAAGATAAACATAGTTTCCGCAGGAGAGAGAGACCCTGACTCCGAAGGAGTAGAGGGCATGTCTGCATCTAAACAAAGAGCAAACGCATCTGCCAATGATTATCAAGCATTCTCTAAAGGTGTTCCTTCAAGAATGTCAGACCGTGATGCTCGTAAGTTGTTCAACGATGTTCGTAAGGGCATGGGTCTGAAGGAAGAAAGAAGTTTCAAAAGACACATAACATTACCTAAAGTAGATGACCTTCGTGAAGCATTCGTGAAGGGTGACCTATTTGAGATAGGTGATATAGTTGCAATCAAAGAGACCCAAGAAATAGGAACTGTAACGGTTCTTGGTTCTAATTATGTTATTGTTGAAACAAGTGACAACAAGAAATATCGTAAGTGGTTAAAGGATGTCGAAGTTGTCGAAAAGAAATTAACTCCTGCTGAACTCAAGAAGAGAGAAGAGATTGCCAAGGCAATAGAGAAAGATAATCCTAAGATGCCTATGGATAAGAAGATGGCAATAGCAACTGCTACTGCTAAACGAGTCGCAGAGAAGAGAAAAGAGGACAGAACTAAAGTCCGACAAGATTCGGAAGTTAGTGATAAGAAAGGTACACAACCTGCCAAGTATTATGCGAAGGATGCAGATGGTGATGAGATGTCTAAGTCTACTAAAGACAAAAGAGCAACTCACTTTGCGAAGAATGCAAAGAAACCAGACAATGACCCTAACGCATACAAACCTGCGCCTGGCGATAAAGGTAAAGATACCAAACCTTCGAAGTACACCAAGTCCTTCAAACAAATGTATGGTGAGGATGAAGTAAAAACTGCAAGGGATGCTATCAATAGAGAAAAGGAAGCAGACAAAAGAAAGCACGACCAAATGCTTGACCGTGCTAGAACCGCAAAAACTAAACGAAAAAATAGAGAAACAGAATGATAAAGTTAAAGAAATTCTTAACCATTGCTGACCTCTGGAATTCTATTACTGAAGAATCTGCAATAAAGGAAGCAGACGAAGCACTCAAGAAGAAGTCAGAGAAGTCAGGAATATCATACGGAACACTAAAAAAAGTATATAACCGTGGAGTCGCCGCATGGAAGTCAGGTCACAGGCCTGGGACTACACCTCAACAGTGGGGATATGCCAGAGTTAATGCCTTTATAGTGAAGAAGAAAAAAGGTGGACTTAACCACGATAAGGACTTAGCGTAATGAAAAAATTATCAGATATAAGGGAAGAAGTAGCAAATATTACTGTTGACCCACGAAACAGAATAAAGAAATCTGCTGACCAGAACAAACATGCATTGGCAATAGCAAAGAATGCTAAACGCATGGGATTGAAGTCTGCTATGATGGGTAAACATGTCCGTGTATCTGGTAATAAGAAAGCAGTCAACGATTTTCTACGAATCACTATTGGTAAATCATCCTATGGTGACCCTACAGAAAAAGACATGACTACACCACAAATCGACAAGATGCTTAATAAAGGACTCAAAGAAAAGAGTTATGGTGCAGGTGAAGAAGGCACAGACGAACTCAAGAAGAAATACAAGAAAGATACTCCTATGGAATCATTAGAAGAGAATGCTATTCCAAAGATAAAGCAAATCGTTGCTAAGAAACAAGCAATGAAAATCGATGGTGTCATGGTTGATATGTTTACTGCATCTGCTATCTCACAGATTTACGACAAAGTAAATGATGCTAATAAGAAGAAGATGGAGAAGATGAAGGTCACTCAGTTGGCAAACGCCGCTATGAAACTGATGCGAAGAAACTCTGTCAGTGAAGGACTCTGGGATAACATCCGTGCTAAAAGAGCAAGGGGTGAAAGGATGAGAAAGAAAGGTGAGAAAGGCGCACCTACTCAAGACCAGATTAAAAGAGCGCAAGGTGAGGATGTAGAAGAAGGTAAAATGAAAGATGTTGCTATGGATGCGGAGTTAATGGGACTCTACACCAAAGCAATGAAAACTATGCCAGGCTCTCCTGCACAGAAAAAGATTATCAACCAAATTAATCAACGCAGAAAATCACTTGGATTAAGAGAAGGCAAGGCAGACAATAAAAAAGCACAGATTGAAAAAATTAAATTTATGCGAAAAGTGAAAGCAACTACTAGAGGTCAGAAAATCGCAATAGGAGATTTACTTGCAATGACTTCTCCTAAAGTCCTTGAAGGTATGTTCAAACGAAACCCAAGAGGTTTTATGACGATGCTCCAGAAGATGAATCCTAAAAGAGATAAATTAACTAAAGCAGACTACATAGTTGACGGTCAATTTGTCACTTCTTTGGGTAATTTATTAACTAAAGACCAAACAAAAGAATTAAAAGAAAACAACAAAGATAAAGCATTCCGTGACTTCAGAAGAGCAGGTGGTGGACGCAAAAGAGGTGTTGACCCTGCTGACCAAGATATGAAAGCAACCGATGACGATAGAAAGGCTGCTTCTAAGAATATCATCATGCAATTGCGTAGAGTATCTGACCTACCAAGAGGTGGTAAGGTTGAATTTGAAAACGGTAAGACTATCAATGTGACTAAAAAAGATGCAGTCAAGATTGGTCAGTTCTTTGATAGACTAAGAAAACCACAGGACAAAGCAAAGTTTCAAGCAATGATATATAAAAGTCCTGCTGACATGAAGAAGGTATTGAGTAAACTTCGATGAAGAAATTTAAGGACATAAGAAAACTTGAAGAAGCACCACTGATTCAATCAGAGATTGGTGCGATACAATCTATGTCTAGTAGACTAGAAAAAGAATTATCAAAGCAATCTTCTAAGAGAAGAGTACAACTACTGACTCAGGTAGGAAAATTACTTGGTGTCAGAGTAACACAAATGCCAAACGGCAAGATAGAAATTAGATGAAGACATTTGAAGAACATTGCGAATGTGCCAAAGAATCTAAACTGGTAGAGTCTAATATCTATCGTGTAGGTTCAGAAAAGTATTTTGAATATTGGAGAATCGCAAGAGAACAATATCACGCAGGTGAACTAGAAGTCGATGACCATGAGTTAGATATCATAGAATCAGACCTAGGAACATTTGCACGAGTTAATGGACACCCAGTTCCCTTGGATTGTATTCTAGAGGATGAGAAACAAGATGTTCCTCTGAATCAACCGAAGAGAGGTGGGCCGAAGAAATACTATGTGTATGTTCGTGACCCTTCAAGTGGTAATGTAAAGAAAGTCACATGGGGTGACACAACAGGATTAAAGGTCAAACTAGATGACCCAGCTGCTCGTAAGTCATTTGCGGCGAGACATAAGTGCGACCAACAGAACGATAAAACAAAAGCAGCCTATTGGGCATGTCGATTGCCTAGATATGCTAAACAATTAGGACTCTCAGGTGGGGGAAGTTTTTTTTGGTAAAACCATATAATGATTACTTTTCAAGTGATTTATCAACAAGAACTAGAACCTTTGGTTGGGATTGTCCAGACGAAGAATTAGTATGGCACAGAGATAAGTGCCATAGACAGGTTACGGTTTTAGAGGGGGAGAACTGGCAACTCCAGTTTGACAACGAGAAACCAATCGTTATGGAAAAGGGAAGAATCTACTATATACCCAAGATGATGTATCATAGGGTTATAAAAGGAGATGGAGACCTTGTATTGAAGATTTGGGATGAACAATAAACTGATTAATGTCCTCTACCGTGGTGGGGGTGGTGGTGAGTTCCTAGGTAGTCTTCTTGTCAGTCATGATGAGATAATTACTAAGGAAGTCGAATATATTGAATACTTGGAAAAGTGGCAAATCGAAAGAGATGACCAACTATCCCAGTATCATATGGACGGTAGTTCACCATACACTGATTGGTTACCAGACCCAGAGGTGTGGAATATACGATTAGACCATGGATATGGTTTTAGTAAACAACCACAAGTTTGGAAAGAATATCTCTGGGAGTCTTGGTATGAAACCAAGAATATATTGTTACAACCCAAGAGTGAAGAGTCTGTTAAATATATTGATGAGTTAGCAAAATCAAAACTTGACTTAACGATTGCTAACAAAGACGGAGATATATTAAGAGAAGGTGGAATGGATTTGGAAAGATTCTGGACAGAACAATGGCAAACATGTCAAGAACTGACCCAGATGTATATAGATTTGATACCAGACCAACACGATTATATTATAATAGACCCCTGTGATTTGTTTCATAAGGGAGATAGTAGAACAGAATTGACACTTGATGCTTTAATCGAATATCTAAATATAGACGATTATTTGTTTGAAGAGTGGCAAGAAAGAATAAAAAATTATAGAGTAAAGAACATAAGTCTTATAAATAGAACTATAGTTTAGAACTATTATATGCAAATGGGACAGACATGGCAAAAGAAACACAGTCGGAAAGACTTGCTCGTATAGAAGCACACTCTGAAGTTCGGTTTGACCGAATAGAAGAGAAACTTGACAAACTATCCGAAGCAATGATTTCCATTGCTCGTGCAGAAGAGAAACTCGCTACTCTGAATGGTAATTACGATAACCAATTTCAGAGGATGAATCGTTTCTCAGAGAAGTTAGACCAAATCGAAAAGAAAGTCGATGATAATGCTAACACTGTAAGAGTAATCAATCGTCTGTTCTGGATTGCAGTAACAACTATCGCAGGTGCTTTAGTGGCATCTTTCTGGATGTAAACGGAGAAAGTAATGAGAACATCTGATATAAAAAGACTGGGTGAAGCATACGCCTCTGTTGTGGAATCCAGTAAAGTCAAAGAAGACAAAAAGCAATTTGTCTACGCCGCAAAAATGGCAAAGGACAAAGGAGAAAAAACATTCACTTTTGCAGGTAAGAAATACGATGTAGAAGAAGCACTCAATGGTAACATGGTTGAGTGTAAGGATGAAAAAGATTTCAAACCCCACATGATGTATGACCCTAAGACTGGTAAAGGTGTTATGGCAAAAACATATGATGACCATATGGCACTTGGTAAGAAGGGTTATGTTCATGACAAACCTAAAGGAATGAAAGAAGGATTCTCTGAAGAAGAAGTAAGAGAACTCTGTCATTCTAAAGACCACAACTGTGCAATCATAGTAAATCACCCTGAGTGGGGTCTTGGTAAACCTGTATACGAATCACACGCAATCCCAACTGACGATGGTTATGTTGAGTGGTATGATGTGGAATTCAAGCATGGTATCGAAAAAGAAGTTCCTGCTGAAGACATGGAAATCATCGAAGAAGCAAATCACATGAAGTCTAATAAAGATAAAGAAGACAAGAAGATGATTAAAGGTCAGGCAAAGAAAGAAGACAACACTAACGACAAGTCTGACGATGGTGATGGTCTTGATAAAGTCCAACCTAAAGCAGTCAAGAAGAAGTTCAAAGACCGTAAAGACAAAGACATCGATAACGATGGTGATGTAGATTCATCTGACGAGTATCTTCACAAGAGAAGAAAAGCAGTATCTAAAGCAGTCTCTAATGAAGAAGACGAGAACGGTGAAGAAGAGAATGGTGAAAAGGATAAGAAGAAAAAGATGCCTTTCCCACCTAAGAAGAACGGTAACGGTGACGAGGAAGAAAAAGGTAATGGAGATAATGGTGAAGAGAAGTCCGATGATTCCGATGATAAAGAAAACGGAAAAGACAAGGACAAGAAAAAGAAAGTCGCACAATCTCCAAAGACTGCCGAAATCTCTAAAATCGGAGAAGCAACTGAAGAACTGTTGGATATGTTAGAAACTGTTGCTAAACAACAGAAGTCTAATGCTGAACCACCAGAACCTATGGATTCTAAAGATTCAGAGAAGTCTAAAGAGTTTAAGAAGAAGCATGATGGTTCTTCTGACAAAGGCATCGAAGACAATCAAAAGGATGCCGTTGATAAAACAACTAAGGCAGGTAGTTCTGCGACTAAACCTAACTCAGGTAAAAGACCTCAAGATAATAAAGCAGGTGACACTAAAGTAGTGAACCCAGTGAAAGAATCTTTTGGTAAGTCATCTCCTCTGCAAGATAAAATCAGAGAAGTAATCATGGGTAAAACTATGAAAGAACTACAAGACGAAGTTGAACCTAAAGGTAAGGCAAAGAAAGAATCTAATCCTTACGATGGTAGAACCAAGAGTGCCAAAGCATTTTTGGAGAGAATGGCAAAACTTAGAGGAAAATAATTATGACTATTAAAGCGCCTGGATGGTGTTCGAATGCAGTACCAACTCTTAGAGGATGGGAAGACCCTGATACTGGTGAGTTGTATGTGTCAACATCTATCACACAAGAACAAATTAATGAGTTCCATGGAGTGGGTTCACCACAAGTATTAACTGAAGCACCTTCAAGTAATAAAGGTCTTGAGTCAATGACTAAAGTAGAACTCGAAGAACTTGGAAGACAACACGGTATTGAATTAGACCGTAGAATGAAAAAAGACACATTGGTTGAACAATTGTCAGATGTAATTGATGACTAAGTAATAGGGAGTAATCCCTATTATTTGGTTTTATTATTATGCAACTGACAAAAGACAATCTAATATTATTTGCGGCGAAACACTATCACAACCCTCGTTGTATTGATAGTGAAGAATTCTTTGAAGACTTGAAGAGATTCAAGTATATCAAACGACTCCTCAATAAGTATGAGCAGACAGGTCAACTGTCTGAGAGACTCATTCTCAATCACCTAATCGTGGTGTTCAATGTATTTGGTTTTCAAGCAGGACTTGATATGTTAGAATTAAAGATAGAGTTGAAGCATTGGGGTGTTATCAAACCTTTCTTGCTCTTCCTAAACGCAATCAAAAACACAGAGTATACCAACATCGAAATGGATGCGAAGGTAGTTTCTGCTCTGCGAGAAATCAAAAAAGCATAAATACGACTATGGGTATATTAAAGTCAGCGGCAGATTTAGTATTTACGATAAGGTTTCTAAAACTATTAGTTACACCTTTCGAAAAGACTGGTGCGTTCAAAGCAGGTATCATAGACAAAGACGGTAAAAGAATCAAAGACTTTGATATGAATAAAGGTGATAACCGTGATGCCTACAGAGAACATTATACCCCTTTCATACGATTAGTAATGAACCTCAAAAGATTACTTGCTAAAGTCCCAGGCGGACAATCCGCAATAGCAAGATATGGTTCTGCATTACTACTCATCAAAGAACACGGAAATTTATCCGATAAAGATTTAATGAAAATCCACGAAGCAACTGGAGTGGATATTCTTGACTGTCTTGCTGAAGAAAGCAAGTGGTTTATGGTTGAAGGCAATAGACTATCGCCTGGAATCTATAGAATGAAGAATGGAACTGTCACCACAGAGGTTGAAGAGATTGTACAAAAGGGTGACAAGATTCGTGTATTGGATGTAGAATCTTTACCGATTGGAGAGTTCCAAGGTATAGATATATACAAAGGTATTCATGAGAACTCTAAGCAGTGGGTATACTTTACCACTGGGGAGATAACACGATGAAGAAGTTCAAAGAATTTACTGGTGTTGGTTCAGTCGCAGGGTTGACTGGAGTTCCACCTGTACATCTTAAAAAGAAAAAGAAGAAAGATATCGAAGTGGTGAGGAGATTCATCAAGGACAGACTTGAGAGTAGAAAGAGAATGACCGATTCTATTCTTGAGAAAGCACCTGACACTGCCGATGCTATGAAGAGATACAAAGCAGGAAAGGCAGGGTTTGGAGATATTACTCATCTCAAAGCAAAAGGACTTATTGCAAGGTCAGATGGTGAAAAAAGAAAGTCCGACAAATATAAGTGAGGAAACAATATGTTATCAGGTATTCTAGGTAGTCTTTTAGGTTTTGGTGGTTCGATAGTTCCTGCTATCACAGACCATTTCAGACAAAAGAACGAGCAAAAGTTTGAACTCAAGAAGATGGAAAAAATGGCAGAGTTAAGAGCTGCAGGTTTTGACCATGAAATTAAAATGTATGAACAGATGGGGGCAGATAAAGAACATCAACGACTCATCGACCATGACATAAGCATTAATCAAGGAAAGGGATTTATTGCAGGATTACAGAAATCTGTAAGACCAGTAATCACTTACTGTTTCTTTGGATTGTTTGCAGTAATTGAAGTGACCCTATTGATGGAGGCGATGGAGAAGGGAACTGAGTTCTCTGACGCAATCAATATCCTATGGGACGATGATACTAAGGCGATATTCGCCGCTATCATATCTTTCTGGTTCGGTTCTAGAGCAATCGACAAAACCAGAAACTCTCATGTTAACAACAAGTAATATCTTCTTGTCATAGCACTGCAACAAAAAGTGTTTGACTTTTTGTAGATAGTAGTGTATAATGTTACACATTGAAACCCTGAGCGTGATAAATAACATCACCCTCACCGACTAAATTTACATGGAAAAAATAAAATGGCAGATACCATCGTCAAGATTGATAAGAAGAAAGATAAGTTATTAGAAGATTATGCAGTCGGAATGCTCTCCGACTTTTATTTAAAAGAGCATGAGAAGTCCCCCCAAGAAGCATTTGCTAGAGCATCTCTAGCATGGAGCAAATACAAAGATGAATTAGACCCAGACCTCGCAGAGAGATTATACTCTTATGTGAGTAACAAGTGGTTCATGTTTGCATCTCCTGTGCTATCAAATGCACCCAATGGAGAAAGTGCCAAAGATAAGGGAATGCCTATCAGTTGTTTCCTTACCTATGTCCCTGATACTCTTGAAGGATTGATTGGTCATTCATCTGAACTCAGATGGTTATCTGTGTTCGGTGGTGGTGTAGGTGGTCACTGGAGTTCAGTTAGAACTGTATCAGACATTGCGCCTGGGCCTATCCCTTTTCTACACACTGTAGATGCTGATATGATTGCTTACCGTCAAGGTAAGACTCGTAAGGGTTCTTATGCGGCCTATATGGATGTCCATCATCCTGATATTGTAGAGTTTCTAAACATCCGTATTCCTACAGGTGATGTCCAAAGAAAAGCATTGAATATACACAATGCTATCAATATTACTGATGAGTTTATGGAAGCAGTTGAGAAGGGTGCAGAGTTTGATTTGCGTGACCCTAAGAATAATGAAGTCAAGGATACTATCGATGCTCGTAAATTATGGGAGAGAATCCTAGAGGTAAGATTTAGAACTGGTGAACCATATCTCAATTTTATTGATACTGCTAACAAAGATTTACCAGAACCATTAAAAGAGAAAGGATTAAAAATCCATGGGTCAAACTTATGTAACGAAATACACTTACCTACTTCAGACGATAGGACTGCCGTGTGTTGTCTTTCATCACTCAATCTCGAATACTTCGATGAGTGGCGTGATACGACTATTGTTCGTGACCTTATCCGTATGCTTGATAATGTCTTGCAGTTCTTTATCGACAACGCACCAGACACCATCTCAAGGGCAAAATTCAGTGCAGAAAGAGAAAGAAGTCTGGGTCTAGGTGCTATGGGATTCCATTCACTCCTACAAAAACATGGGGTAGCATGGGAGTCAGAGAATGCTAGAGAAATAAATAAGACTGTATTTGAGTATATCAAAACTGAAGCATTAAAAGAAACAGAACTACTTGCAGAAGAAAGAGGTGAGTATCCAGACGGTAAAGGTTCTGGTAGACGCAACTCTCATCTTCTAGCAATCGCACCTAATGCTAGTTCAGGTATTATTCTTGCAACAAGTCCTTCTATTGAACCTATGAAAGCAAATGCATATACTCATAGGACTAGAGCAGGGTCTTTCCTTGTAAAGAACAAATACCTAACTCAGGTACTAGAGAATCATGGTGAGGACAATGAATCGACTTGGAAGTCTATTATTACGAATAAAGGGTCAGTTCAACACCTAGGATTCCTCACTGAAGGTGAAAAAAGTATATATAAAACAGCGGACGAATTAGACCAGAACTGGATTATTCGACACGCAGGAGAAAGGCAACCCTATATTTGTCAAGGTCAATCTGTTAACCTGTTCTTTCCTTCAGGTGCAGATAAGTCCTATGTAAATAAGGTTCATTACCAAGCATGGAAGCAGGGACTCAAAGGTCTCTACTATCTAAGAACAGAGTCCAAGCAAAGAGCAGAAACGGTTTCTGAGAAGGTTGAAAGAGTTGTACTTCAAGGAGACACTCGTTCTATCATCTATGGTAAGAAAGATTGTCCATTCTGCTCATTAGCAAAGGAAGAACTCAAGTTGAGAGGGATTCCTTATGACTATATTGACCTACAAGAGAGTGGCAAGACCGCCGCTGAAGTGACTGGAAGAAAGGTCAGGACAGTTCCTCAGATTTATATTGAAGGGGAATATGTCGGTGGATATGATGAACTTATGTCATATTTAAATAACGCAAACACAGAAGAGTCCGAAGAGTGTCGGGCTTGCGAGGGATAACAAATGTCGGTACTACAATATTCAAAAACATATAAACCATTCCTATATCCATGGGCAGTGGAACTAGTAAAGAAGCATGAAGAGATTCATTGGATAGAAGATGAAGCAGAACTATCGGAAGATGTTCAGGACTGGAGAACAAAACTTAATGAGTCTGAGAAAGATTTCATTACCCAAGTATTAAGATTGTTTACTCAATCAGATGTACAGGTGGGAGAAAACTATCATGAGTTGTTGATTCCTCGTGTAAAGAATAATGAAGTCCGTAATATGTTATCATCATTTGCTAACAGAGAAGGTGTTCACCAAAGAGCATATGCATTACTAAATGATACTCTTGGATTACCAGATGAAGACTTTCATAAGTTTCTAGAGTATCAAGAGATGGCAGATAAGATTGACTTCATGAAAGAAGGAGAAATCAAATCTAATACTGGACTTGCTCTAGCACTTGCTCAATCAGTATTCAATGAAGGTTTATCTGTATTTGCGTCATTTGTAATGCTACTCAACTTCCAAAGATATGGTAAGATGAAAGGCATGGGAACAATTGTAGAATGGTCTATTCGTGATGAGACCCTACATGTACAAGGCAATGCAAAACTATTCAGAACACTATGTGAGGAACATCCTCGTATCGTAAACGATGAACTCAAATCTAAAATCTACAATATGGCAAAGAAAATTGTCAAACTAGAAGACCGATTCATCAAACTAGCATTCAATGGTCTAGAGATGGAAGGTCTTACCGAAGCAGATGTAAAGCAATACATTAGACATATTGCTGACCGTAGACTTCTACAACTTGGTATGAAACCAAACTTTGGAGTCAAAGACAATCCACTTCCATGGTTGGATTGGGTCTTAAACGGTGCGTCACACGATAACTTCTTTGAGAAAAGAGTTACCGAATACTCAGTCAACGGCATGGAAGGTGACTGGGGATGGTCTGAATTTGATGATGCGGAATCTGAACCTGAAGCATGTGGTCTTGATGGTCGTGGTTGCGCCGCTTAATGGATGAGACCGAATACACACTAGAATGCTCCGTATGTGGGATTATCACAACAGTGATTGTGGAAGAGGATGAAGAACCCTTATTCTGCCCCATGTGCGGTACGGAGATAGAGATTGGATAGGTGAGATATATAACAACTGGAATACTCTTTGTAGTATTCTTTTGGATGTGGCCTTACCGACTATTTACCCATAAAAACAACTGTTACTTCTGGACTCTTGAGAAACTTATCTCAGAGGGTGGTTCAGTTCGTTGGTATCGGTCAAGGTTATGGAATGGATTCCACTGCACTTGGGTAGACCCAGATGGTGTAGAATGGGAATATACAATGCCTAGGTTACGCAAGTTACCTTGGTGGTATGTGCCTATGTGGTATGAAGGAAGAATAAGAAAATTTAAAAAGTAGTATACATAGTAGTATGTGGTATTACGATGATTTTCCTTTTGCACCAAACGATGAGTGGTTAGAACCCTATCAGGGGTTTGTATACCAAATCACTGAGGTTGATACTGGTAAGAAATATATCGGTAAAAAGTTCTTTTGGAAACCTAAAATCCTTCCTGTTACTAAAACAAGAAAACGCAGGAAAAGAACTCGTGTCCAGTCTGACTGGCAAGATTACTATGGTTCGTCAGAACAGGTAAAACTATTAGTTGAAGAGGGCAAAGAGTTCCGTAGAGATATCCTTAGACTCTGTAAGACTAAGGGTGAGTGTAGTTATTATGAAGCAAAACTACAGTTTGAAAACGATGTCCTTCTCAGGGACGATTACTACAACGAATTTATAGGATGTAAAATTCATGCAAAGCATATTAAATCGTGATATCATAGCACCAGATATTGCGTGGATGATGGGTAACTTTATCGTAGATGATGCATGGTTTGGAAGACATATTAATCGTATCAAGCATTACATGTTGGATAAGGGAGTTCTGAAAGGGGACACCGTAGTTATTTCACTCCTAGGAGTAGACCCAACACATGTAGCAAGTCTGATTGCCTGTGCAGAACTAGGATGTAAACTCTTTCTATTAGATACTCCTGCAACCGAAGAGTCACTACCTTATACTAAGATTGCTTTACATGGTGGAGCAGACTGGTATATTCATTCAGGGTTGGGTGGACATGGTGCATATGATGGTTTACATGGTAAACTATTAGAGAGATATTGTGGAGAATCTATTGAACTTGAAGACATCTACAAAGATGGTATTCCAGATGGATATGATGAACATATCCAACCATGGAAAGTAGAACCAGAGGATACATTATTAGTAAGTTCTACATCTGGAACGACTAAACCATCCAGAGCAGTCTTGTTTTCACACAAAGAAGTAATGGCAATATCTCATAGAAATATTCCTATCTTTAAATTTGATAAGAAGTCAAGAGTATGCCACAGTAGAAACCTACATCATGCGTCTGCTCTATTGACTAGTTTACTTCCTTCTTTAATGGTAGCAAAGGTACACTTTACTTTTCCAGTAAGTCATCATCATCCGATTCCTATGGAAGGATATGTTACAGATAGGAGAAAAGATTTTGAGACTATTCAATCACAGAATATGACTCACATCATGATACCTAACAGAACGGCACTTAATGATTTCCTAGATTTCTTCGATAAACCCTTCGACACAGAACTAAATATTAACATGTGTGGGTTTGCGATGACTCCTGCTTTCCGTGAGATTGCAGAAAAATATAATGTTTGTTTTGATTCACATTACGGTAGTATCGATACGGCAATACCATTATTAGTAAACCGTGTAGATAAAAATACAGATGTGATTAGTAATTGTCTAGGAGAAGTCCCAGATGATTTTTACAAGGTTACTTACAGAAAAAACACTCTTCATGTATCTCATCCATGGTGGGATAAATCTAGAGAGATGGAAGATATCGTCTATCGATGTAATGTAAACGATAAGGTACTGTACCTTTTAGGTGGCAGGAAAAAGGCAAATACCACGGCATGGGACTTGGTGGTCAAACATGATATGGAAGACTTAGACTTATCAGTGTTTGGTCACGATACTAAAGTAAGCATGGAGCAGTTGCGAGGGCATATTGCTACCGTTAAAGGTATACCATATGAAGATGTATAGAGAATTAATTCGTGAAGATATCGAACTAAACAGGTTTGGTAAAAAGGATATTATTGAACAAACAAATCAGGCAAAACATTTACTGATTTCTAGAGGTGCAAAGAAAGGAGATGTTGTTAATGTATCAATCCCTTTGAATGGCATCAAGCAGTTGGCATATGTACTAGCATGTCTAGAATTAGGATTGCCTTTATATACGAATCATGATGATGTATTTCATCCATCTAAACAAGCAATCATTCGACACAATGTTGAGGATTACATTCGTAAGTACAATAAACCTTTCCTATCATTTGTGATTGATGGTGCTGACCAGAATGCACAACGGTTTCATGAACAACACTATGAGCAATATAAGTGGTTGAATGAAGCAAGAAACAATGGTATGATGGGTATCAAGTTGACCCCTGAGATGATGGATGACTGTCCTACAGATGATATTCAACCATGGGAAGTTAATGACGATGACCCTGCACTTTTTATTGCAGAAGAGTTACTTACAGGTGAGATAGATGACCTCTATAAAAATAAGGTTTTACATGGACAACTCCTATGGAGAATCCAGAGTACCTTTGACCATTTTGAAGATAATGACATCTATGGATATGGTATGTCCTATCACCACGGACAATCACTAGAGCATTTGTTTGGTGCATTACATAAGTGTAAAACTGTACTATCTGTACAGATTCCTTCCAAAGAACTATATGGCAGGGGTATGGATGCTATAGTCCATAGAGAGAGTCGTAAGTTCAAAGGGGACAATGGTATCACTGTAATGTATGAATTACATAGTGATATGATGGATGATTTGTACAAATGCCTTGATTCTAACGAAGACGGAAACCTCAAAATTATTTCATATTAATTCATAAAAACCGCTTGACATTTTCTGCTAGACTTGTTATTATAACAACATAATGAAGAAAAAAGAGAGGTTAAATATGAATGACTACATTATCTACCATGCTAATAACTTTAGCACCGCAGGTGACGGTTTCACTGAAGTAGCAGTTGTATCTGCTTACAACATGTCTGATGCATACAGACTTTCTAATAACATTGAATCTTCTTGGATTGAGAATCCAGAAGTTTTACTCCAATGTGAGTTACCTAAAGGTCAAGATGGACTAAGGTCTACTTCCTCTGGTGATGTAATCTTTGACCCTACTGATGAGAAGTTCTACTTCTTAGTTCCAATGGGTTATGAAAATTCTGGTGATACTGTCCCAGTTGATAACTTCAACCTTGACGGTTTCTTAGATTTTGAATCAAATGGTGTTCTCTACAAAGAGGATGGGTTTTATAATGAAAGATGTAAAGAGGTGGCATAATGAGTTGCATGTATAACGAAGCAATCTTTGACCAAATATCAATGCAAGTCTACAGTGCAAACTATTCACTGGAAGACTTACTGGACGAACTTCAAATGACTTATCAAGAAGCATATGAAGAAAAATTCGATTACGAAAAATTACAGGAGTTAGTCATCGAAAAAAGATTCGATGAGCATCCTCAATACGAAGGTTAATTATGGATATTATTTTTGATGTTGACGGAACTCTTATGGACATAGAACATAGGAGACACTTCGTCACCCAGAGACCCAAGGACTTTGATGCGTTCAGAGACCCTGAAGTTGTTATGCAAGATACTCCAAACACGGAGATATTTGACTTAGCAAAATCACTCTGGGCAACTGGGAATAGAATTATTATCTCTACTGGTAGGAATGAAAGGCAGAGAGCAACCACCCTCAAGCAATTGATGATGAATGGTCTTTCTTTCAGTGCTATCTACATGAGAGGTGATACTGACTTCAGACCTGACGATGAACTCAAGAAAGGGTTTCTCGACAAGATGAGGAAAGATGGGTTCAACCCTGTGATGGCAGTTGATGACAGACAACAAGTCGTTGACATGTTCAGAGCAGAAGGGTTGAGAGTTTTACAAGTTGATGTAGGAGACTTCTAATGAAAGGATATAAGAAAGGAACTTTGTTACAGGAATACTTCTTGAACCCACACTTCAAACCTACTGAGAAGGAACAGAAGGAGTTGGAAAAGTTGTTATTCACTGTAACAGATGGTAAGGTACATTACCATGGAAAAGACGAGTTGGTTTCAGTAAAAATAGTTGAAAAAAACGCTTGACAAAACCTGCGAGTCTTGGTATTATAATAACATAATTGATTGAGAGGTAAAAAAACATGGCATATGTATCACAAGAAATGAAGAAAGAACTGTCTGGTGGAATCAAGGCAGTATTGAAAAAGTACGGTATGAAAGGTACTATCGCAGTTGATAATCATTCTAGTTTGGTTGTTAATCTTAAAGGTGGTAAGTTGGACTTACTTGGTGTTGCTCAGAAGCACAATGATATGGTTGCTGAACAGCGTGGTCAACAGAGTTACCCTATTGGTGACCATCTTCAAGTGAACGATTACTATGCAGAAGAGTGGGCAAACGAGGTTGGAGAACCAGAGGTTGCTAACTTCTACGGTGAGTTGATTAAAGCAATGAAAGCACCTACTAGTGAAGGTGAGTGGTTCGACAAGAGTGATGCGATGACTGACTACTTTCACATTGCTTACTACACTAACATCAATGCAGGACAGTGGAACAAACCCTATGTGTATGAGTGCTAAAGAGATGTTAAAAGAGAGTTTGGCAAAACTCAACAAAGACCTTGAGATTGCTAAAGAAACACAAAATCTGGAGAAGGTTGCTTCACTTACTTTCCTGATTTCCGAATATGAAGTGATGTTAGAAGAGGATGAGGTTCGTCATGGAAGTTAATTTTGAATTGGATGATTTTTTTGTCTTTTTAGATGTCTTACGAGAGTCTGGAGAGATAAATATGTTTGGAGCGCCTCGTGAGTTGCAGAATGAGTTTGGTCTCAGTAAGCAAGAAGCACGAGATGTCTTCACGAAATGGACAGAAACCTTTAAGGGTTGATACACTGTTCATATAATTCGCTCAGGGGTGAACAGTTCGTCTGAGCGAGGAGAAGGACACTCACGGTGGACATGTCCGTTAGAAGCATGATGACTTGTGAGTGGGGAGAGAGGGCATTTCGATGCCCTTTTTCTTTACATTTTAATTGAATATATATAATATATTACCCTTTTTGAAGGGGCAAAATGTTATATATAATACTATGAGGATATTGCTATGCAATTAGAAGTCTTTGAAATCTTACAGAGATTTTCCGAACAACCCAATCGCTATCAAAAGATTGAGTTTTTAAAAGAGAATGCTATCCCTGCTATCAAAGATGTATGCCGTGGTGCATATGATGATAAGTTGGAATTCATTCTTCCAGAGGGGAAACCCCCATACACACCCAACAGACCAGAGTCAACTCCTAGTTCTCTAAGACAGAGACACAAGGATTTTGGACTATTTGTTAAGGGTGCTAGAAGTGAGGGAACACCCCAATATAAAATTGAAAACATCTTCATTCAAATGTTAGAATCAATCCATCCAGAGGATGCACTGATTGTTCTTAACATGGTTGCTAAGAAAGCACCAGTAAAAGGTTTGACAAAGAAGATAGTAGAGGAGGCGTTTCCAAATCTCTTATCTTGATTCGTTATGAGTTCGATTAACTCTAACAAACAAGGAGCAATTTATGCCAAGAACACAAATAGAGAGATTAAAGAATGACAGTAGAGAACTTGATAACTATATCCACAGACTCAAGAAAAAGGGAAAGAGTCACCTTGCTCACAAGTTATCTACAAAACAAGCATTCATTAATCAAACTATTGCCGAATTTGATGATGATATTCAAATCAATCTAGCATAAAAAGGTAGGTGGTCTAGTATCTCGTAGGGGGGTGCTAGTTCCACTAGTTCCCCCCTTCGTTAAATGAATATAGATATATTATAAGGACTACTTACTAATATGCCAACATACACATTTCGTAATAAGAAGACCGATGAAGAACATGAGAAGTTTATGTCTTGGTCTGACTCGCAAAAATATCTAGAAGAAAATCCTGATTTACAGAGAGTTATCTCTGCACCTGCTACAATTACCCATACTGGTAATGTTATTAATAAAACAAGTGGAGACTGGAAAGACCTAATGAAGAATATTAAGAAAGGGTCTGGTTCAGGAAATACTATAAAAACATGACAATGAAGAGATTGAAGATTGACCATCTTCTAACTTATGACCCTATTACAGACAATCAAGAAGAAGCATATTCTGCTTGGGATGATGGTGACCATCTGGTCTTATGCGGTAGTGCAGGAACAGGTAAATCGTTCATTGCCCTCTACCTATCCCTTCAAGATACGATGGACAAATCGTATGCTCAAGATAAGGTCGTAATTGTAAGGAGTGTTGTTCCTACTCGTGAGATGGGATATCTTCCAGGCTCAATCGAAGAAAAGACAGATACCTATACTGCACCATATCGTGCTATATGTCAAGAACTCTTCAACGAGAAGGGTGCATATGATATGCTTGAGACACAAGGTGTAATTGAATTTATGTCTACCTCATTCCTTCGTGGTGTGACTATAGACAATGCAATCATCATTGTAGATGAAATGCAGAACCTCACCTATCATGAACTTGATTCAATAATAACAAGAGTAGGTAGAAACTCAAGAATTATTTTTAGTGGGGACTACTATCAATCTGACCTAAATAAAGAGTCAGACAAAAAAGGGATATTAGACTTCATGAATATCATGGAAGTCATGAACAACTTTACTACTGTAGAGTTTGGTTGGAAAGACATTGTAAGGTCTGATTTTGTAAGAGACTATATAATGACAAAGGAATTAGTAGAATCTGGTAAGTTATGAGAATAGGATTTACATGTAGCACATTTGATTTATTACATGCAGGACATGTACAGATGTTGCGTGATGCGAAACAACACTGTGATTACCTTATGGTAGGATTACAGGTAGACCCTAGTCTTGATAGACCAGAGAAGAACAAACCAGTCCAAACTATTGTTGAAAGATACACACAACTCAAAGGTATCAAATATGTGGATGAGATTATCCCATATGGCACTGAGGAAGACCTTTTAGACCTCATGGAGTTATATACCATTGATGTTCGTATCCTTGGAGAAGAATATAGAGATAAAGATTTCACTGGAAGGGATATTTGTAGGAAAAGAGATATAGATATAGTATTCAATAATAGAGACCATAGATTCTCTACTAGTGATTTAAGAATGAGAGTAAGAGATGAAACTAAGTAAGAATTTTTCACTCAACGAGTTTACAAGGTCAATGACTGCGACTCGTTTGGGTATAGAAAACAACCCTGATAAAGAACATCTAAAGAGTGCTATAAGACTATTTAAGCATGTGGTGCAACCTGTAAGAGACCACTTTGGTACGACTCGTATTAGTTCTGGATATAGAAGTCCTGCACTCAACGAAGCAATTGGTGGTTCAACTAAGTCACAACATAGTAAAGGTCAAGCAGTTGACTTTGAATGTGATGGTGCAGACAATGCAGAAGTATGTCAATGGATTGTAGACAATCTAGACTTTGACCAAGTGATTCTAGAGTTCTATACCAAGGGTGAACCCCACTCTGGTTGGGTGCATGTATCTTATGTCAGTCCAGAAGAGAACCGTAATAGACCACTAACCGCAGTTAAGGAAGGTGGCAAAACTAAATATTTGTTAGGATTACAATATGATTGATTGGGTAATAGTAGTTTTAGTTCAACTCAATACTGGGGGTGAACTGCTAATGGAGAGACATGATATAGAAAACTTTTCTTATTTTGACACATATACAGAATGTGAAAGATACATTGAACATGTAGGTGTCAAAAATATCATGGAAGAAGTGGATGCAATTCTAGACGGAACATTTCAAAAGAGAGTATCAGAACCATTCTGTACAAGAAAGAATAGAGCAACTGGTAAATGGCCTGAGTATCCAGACCATGATTGGCATCTCACACCAGAAGACTTTCCATTACTAATAGAGCCTGGAATCCGTGCATGAAAAACATAATCTTCCAGTATATGATTACGGATGATGAAACGGAAGATAGAAACCCAGTCCCACAATACCCACAAGGTACAAGAACTGAATTATACCGTAAAACTGCTGACCTATCCGCACAATCTTTCAGAATATACGCAGACAAGATAGGAGCAGCCCATCATTACTCTACCCATAGAGTAGAGACTAAAGGTAAACATGGTTCTACCAGTTTACTATTTGAAGTCATGAGATTAGTTTATGACCCCATCTATGATGAGTACGATAAACTTTTATTTGCTGATTCTGATATCATTTGCAACACAGAAGAGAACATCTTTAATTTATTAGATACAGATGTTTATGGTGTATTTGAATCTGATATCAAGACATCAAAAGGTGGTGGTTACAATACTTGGGACTTTAGTTCAACGACATATAAAAAGATATCAGATAAGTTTACCAGAAGAGGAATCCCTGTTGTAAAGAATAAATGGGGAGATACTCCATCAAGAGTTACTTGCTTTAATACTGGAGTTATGGTATGGTCTCGTGATGCAAGACTTAGAGCAAGAGAAGTGTTTGATGACTGGTACAACTATATGATAGATGGAGATATGCACAAAGAGGAGTTCTGGTTGAACAACGACCAACTCTATATTTCTGGACAATTAACAAAGCATAAGTTTGCTATCGAAGGTATCGACCAGACTTGGAACGATACTCCCACCCACTGGGATGATGACCGTGGATATGATATGAATTTCCTACACTATACAGGTGGTGGAAACAAGGTTATCATGCTCGAAGACTACAAAAATAACAAGTTCAAATATCTAAAAAACGCTTGACAAAACCATCGAATCTTGTTATAATAATAACACGATGGAAAAGGAACTAACAAAAATGGACATGGATAAGGTAATCCTTACTGATGTTGACGGTGTACTTCTTAACTGGGGTTATGCTTTTGATGTCTGGATGGGTGAACAAGGTTTCGAAAAAATCAAAGGTGAGTGGAAACACTACTGTGTATTTGAACAGTATGGTATTCCACAGAAACTTGGTAAAGACTTAATCAACCAATTCAACCAATCTGCAATGGTTGGTTTTATTCCCCCTCTAAGGGACGCAGTTCACTATGTAAAGAAACTGCATGAAGAACATGGATATGTCTTTCACGCAATTACTTCTTTACACAAGAACGAGAATGCTCAGAAACTAAGAATCATGAACTTACAGAAACTCTTTGGTGAGAATGTCTTTGAGAGATTCGTCATACTAGGTTGTGGTGATGACAAAGACGAAGCACTTGCTCCTTACAAAGACACTGGACTACCGTGGATTGAGGATAAAGAAGAGAATGCTCTGTTGGGTAAAGACCTTGGTTTGGATGCTATGATGATGGAACACGGTTTCAACATGGATAGTGCTGATGTCCCTCTTGTCAAAAATTGGAAAGAAATTTACCAATATCTAGAAGGTTAAACATATAAATACTCCTGTGGTTATAATGGGAGTATTTTATGCCTACAAAAAAACAAGTAAAAGAAGAACGAGAGTTTACTGATTCTGATTTGACTCGTCACCAGTTATTACTGGATATAGAAAACGATGACCAAAAAGAAGATGCCCAAAGAAGGATGGCATGGTTTGCCCTATGGGGTATGTTGTTATATCCTCTTGCCGTTGTAATGGCAGATTTTATTGGTCTAGAAAACGCATCTAAAATCCTAGGTGATATGGCAGCTACTTACTTTGTATCGGTTGCGGCGATTATAGCAGCCTTCTACGGTAAGGAAGCATACACAAAGGGAAAATAAATACTGCCTAAATAGCAGTATGTTTAAGATTAGATGGCGAGGAACTTGGGGAATAGGAGACTCTATGTGGGGTCTCAATGTTGCTCATGTCCATGCAAAAAAGATTAATGCAAAGGTTAATCTAGAATTTCACTGGAGTCATGGTAAGGATTATCTCACACATCCTGAAGACCCAGAAACAATAATAGAAAGGACAGATTGGATACACACACGATATCATCGAAGAGATGATGTTGTTGTTACCCATTTGTACAACTCACAGTTATTTAATCCAGACAATACTAGTATGGATAAGAAAAAGGATAGATTTTATTTCGATGATTACTCAGTAGACCCCAATGGAACACCAGACCAAGATTGGGTATTTAGAAAAAAGGAGTATACTAAACCTTTAAACAAGATTGTTATTTTCAATCCAACAGAAAATAGTGAACCACCAAGACATTGGAAAAGAAAGTTGACAAAAGATGATTGGGATGCTATAATTCAAGCGCTACGCTGGAGAGGGTGGGATACTAGGATTCTAACTTATAGAACCCCTATAAGAGATGCCTATCACCAGATAAAGGAATGTTCCTTTGTAGTATGCTATGATGGTATGTGGCATAAGATAGGAAGAAACTTTTCTAAACCTATGCTAATACCATCAAAGGAAGGTGTCACAACATATAATACACCACAAGCAATTAAGATAGGAGAAAGAGAAGATTTTTTAAAAGCAATCGGTGATGGCAATGAACACTTTTGCAACAATACATTGAAAGAAATGAATGAGTCTGCAAGAGAGTTTAAGAAGGTATTATTTAAGTGCTATGAAGATTGATAGAGCAGTAATAGAGGTTAACGGTGGATGTAACTATTCATGCACTATGTGTCCTCAAGACATGCGTACTGGTGGAAGGCATAAAGCATTCCTCAAGAAGATGTCTATCGAAGAGTTCGAAAAGAATGTAGCAGATTGCGCTCAACATGGACTTAATGTTGTTAATTTAGAAGGTTCAGGTGAACCAACACTTGTTCGTAATTTACCTGAATATATTAAGATAGTGAAAAAGTATGGTGCAAAGTGTTTTATGTTTTCTAATGGTTTTCGTATGCACGGACAATTCATGGCAGATTGTGTGGATGCAGGACTAGACTTTTATAGGTTCTCATTCATAGGTTATAGTCCAGATAAATATGATGAGTGGATGCATAATAGGATTGGTGGAAACTTTAATCATATTGTAAATAATATTCGTCAGATGAAAGAGTATGTAGAAAAGACAAATAGTAACTGTACTGTTGCTACCTATCATCTGATTACTGATAATGATAATCTAGATTATGAACTAGAGAAATATAAAGAATTGGTAGATGACCTAGGTGTTAAGACTGAGATATGGAAGTTACATAATTGGTCTGGTGTCTGGGACATTGGTAAAAATAAACGAGAAGGTAAGGTGAAGACTTGTGGTAGACCTTTTAGTCCAGATGTTGTTATTCGTGCTGGCGGTCTTGATGGTAAAAGAGGCGCTGTTGCTCCTTGCTGTCAGGTATTGGGAAGGGACGAAGAAGCAGTCCTTGGACACACTAGTGAAAATACAATCGAAGAAATATGGGAAGGTGAAGCATACTCTAAACTCCGTAGTGACCATCTTTCTGGAGATTATCCTTCTTACTGCAATGGTTGCGACTTTCTTATCGATGACCCTGAAGTATTAGTTTACACTAATCATGAGAGAGACCTATATAAGATGCATGGGACGGATTTTAATTTAGATGATTATAGATAATATTTGGATGATACAGATACCTGATAATGAGGTATCACAGAAGTACGCAAGGCACACAACTGATTCATGGAATGTCCATGGACATACTGTTAAGTGGTTCAATGCAGTAACCCCTGATACTCTTACAAGACCTTTTAACAGTGTTTCCTATCATAACCATAGACAATGTACACCTACGGAACTCGCCGCATGGGAATCACACTGGGCATTGTGGAATCATTGCTACGAGTCTGGAGAAGACATTACTGTTATTGAACACGATACTCTGTGCATTACACCACGAAGAGAATGTAAAAAATTACCTTATGACATCTATAGTATTTGTGATTACTATTGGGATGATTGGGATAGGTATGGTAAAAGATTCGAAGGACATCCATATTGGGGTTCTAAATTAAAACTTGTTCCAATAACAAGTGGATACTGTATGACACCCAAAGGAGCAGAACGAGTATTAAACTATTGTGAGAATCGTACTTTGATAAAGTATTCAGATGATATTCTTCTGGATAGAATGAATGATGACATGCGAACAGATGAACACCAAAGAGACTATCAATGGATTGGTAGTGTTGGTTTTGATAACTTTGTAGATAGAAATAAAATTGTAGGATACTCTAGACCCATCTGGAAAGAGGAACTAGGGGGGACGGTTGAACATTGAAAAAATTAATATATCAAGTTGCAGTAGGCAAACCTAGTAAACTGTATAAACATTGTATAGACAGTGTAGAAGCATATGCTGAAAAGATTGGTGCAGAGCATCAAGTATTGACTCAAGCAAAACTCAGAGTCAAACCAAATGTGTTCCGTACTAACCGTAGTAACGAATCATACGAAAAGTATGGTGGATATTTACCCATATACGAAAAGGAAAATGCCTTTGACTTGGTTGACCAGTATGACCAGATTGCAATTATCGATGCTGACATATACATCCGTCCAGATGCAAGTGATGTATTTCAAGACATGGGAGATGATGTAGCATTTGGTGCAGTCTGTGAACGAGAGATGAACTGCCAACAATGGTATGTCGATAAGATAAGAAATTATAGTCATATGCAGTTTGGAACACTACACAGTAATAGACTTGATTTTAAACCAAGTCCTCGTAGTGGATTTGAGTTCTTTAATATGGGACTCATTGTTCTTAATTGTGAGAACTTCAAACCATATCTAAACGGTGATAGTGCTATGCAGTTTATTCATCGTGTAGAGTTCGAAGACTTTGTTGATGGTATGGGCAACTGGAAGTGGTCAACTGACCAGACTCTTTTGAATTACTTTTTAAAGAAATATAAGATACCTACACAACACTTAGACCCTAAATACAATGGTCTGTTTACCGCAGTAGAAGATATAGAAAACTGCGATTTTGTACACTTCTTTTTGAAGGATAAGTTACCTGACGCAGGAGAAAATATAGAAGAATTGATGAACCAGATATGAAAGATATATTCGCAAAATCAATGACCAAGTTCTTTCGTTTCATGGCAGATACATTCTTTGCCAAACGATACGGACACAGAGCAGTCGTATTAGAGACTGTGGCAGGAGTGCCAGGCTGGGTTGCAGGTTCTTTGCTACACCTGAAGAGTCTTAGAAAGATGAAGACTGGATATGGGCCTGCTATACGAGAGATGTTAGCAGAAGCAGAGAATGAAAGAATGCATCTTATGTTCTTTATAGAGATAGCACAACCTAACTGGTTTGAGAGATGGTTGGTGTTATTTGCTCAAATGATTTTTATGACCTTCTATTTTGTAGTGTATATCATAGATTTTAAGACTGCTCACAGAATGATACATTACTTTGAAGAAGAAGCAGTGAGGTCATATACAGATTATCTTGGTATGGTTGAGAGAGGTGAGGTAGAGAATGTACCTGCACCACAACTTGCAATCGACTATTACAAGATGAAAAAGTCTGCTAAGTTATCAGACTTGATTAAAAAAGTCCGTGCTGATGAGAAAAAACATTCGAAAGTCAACATGGAATATAGTTTATAAGGACAAAACCTTATATATAGTAAGGTAAGAATAATTCTTACTATTTACATTAAGAGAGTGAAAAAAATGAAACTTAAACTAACTGCGCT